AGACAGTACAAAAGGTTATTTAGTCGGAAATATTAAGTTCGTACTGCGTGGTATTAATAGATTCAAACTGAATGCAACAGATGAAGATTTTGAGAAAATCATAAAACTTGTTGCGATATCAGTATGCAGAAAATTTAACTTGACATTTTAAGGAGACTATGGTATTATAATCCACAATGAAATACTCACTTACATTATTTAAGAATACCTTTGACAATAAGACTCATAGAAATATGGAGTTTGCGTCTTGGGATGAGTTTGTTAAATTGTTGGGTGAACTATATAATAACGAAGGAGAAAAAGGTGGAAGAAATAGTAGTCCTCTTATTAGTCCTGCTAGGTACGTCAGCGCTAGTACTCGGTCTAATAAAAATGTTCTGGCGTGGGGTGGTTGGGCTTGTCTTGACGTTGATGATTATGTGGTACATAATGATTCCACTCGCAGTCCTGTTGAGTGCCTAACAGAACAGTTACAAGAAAATTATGGTCGGTTCGAGTATTTGTGTTATAACACTGCCTCGTCCAGACCTGAACAACCCAAGTTTAGATTGGTATTCCCATTGACCAGAGAAGTCAATAGTAAAGAATTACCACACTTCTGGTTTGCAATGAACAAACAGTTTGACGGATTGGGTGACGAACAAACAAAAGATTTATCACGTATGTATTATATCCCTGCACAATATCCAAATGCATACAGTTTCTTTTTTAGAAACGAAGGTGTCAAACTAGACCCTGATATGTTAATGAACAAGTATTCGTTTGTTGAACCGCAGGGTAAAACATTTATGGACAGATTACCTCCTGAATTACAAAAAGCAGTAATGGAACACCGTAAGAATTCCCTAGATAATACTGATATTACTTGGACATCATATCGTGATTGTCCATTCTTCCCACGCAAGTTGGAACAAGAGTATCGTGCAATCACTAATACTGGTTGGTATCATAAGATGTATCAGATTATGATTGCAATAGCAGGTAATGCTATAGCAAAAGGTTATCCTATCTCTGCAATTCAGATTGCACAAATGTGTGGTGAGTTGGATTTAGAGACTGGTAATTGGTATGAAAACAGACCCCTAAATAAAGAAGCAGATAGGGCATTAGAATACATTTACAGGAACGGTTAAATGAAAATATTAATTACAGGTGGTGCAGGATTTATTGGTAGTCACCTTGCAGATTCTTTATTGGAAGATGGGTTTGAAGTTTATGGTGTAGATAACTATAATGACTTCTATGACCCACAACTAAAATATAATAGAGTGCAATACTTTGGTCACCAAGTTATAAGATGTGACCTAAAAGATTTTGACGCACTTGACCAAGTATTCGCAAAGATTAGACCTGACATTGTTATTCACTTAGCTGCTCGTGCGAATGTGCGTGACTCGTTTGGTAAAGAAGTAATCTATCATAGAGATAATATAGATGCAACTCAGAATCTTATTGAAGTATGTAAGATGTATGATATCGCAAAGGTAGTATATGCGTCTACAAGTTCTGTCTATGGTGGAACACCGATTCCTCCTACAGGTTGGGTCGAAGACGAAGTGACTGGACACCAGTTAAATGCATATGCATATTCAAAATATGTCAATGAGTGTCAGTTTAAAATCTCTGGTCTGAATAATGTAGGACTAAGATTCTTTACTGTATATGGCCCTTGGGGTCGTCCTGATATGGCATTGTTTGATTTTACTAAGAACATTGTTGCAGGTAATTCTATCGAAGCATATAACTATGGTGAAATGAAACGAGACTTCACTTATGTTGGTGATATCATTGAAGGTATTAAGATTGCTTTATTTGCAGATACCAAATCAAACGAGATATATAATATAGGTAGAGGTAAACAAGTAGAACTTATGCACTTTATTGATTGTATAAGTAAAGAGTTAGGAAGAGAGGCAGATGTAGTTCTTGCTCCTCGTCATCCTGCGGATACTCTAGAAACGTGGAGTAATACTGCAAAGTTAAGAGAACTAGGTTATAAACCAAGAGTAAACATTGAGGTGGGTGTAGAAGCATTCATTAGATGGTATAAAGATTATTATAGGATAAATTAAATAGAGGTGGAATTATGATGAGTGAATGGAAAGACGGTGGTGACGGTTGGGAGTATCCTGAAGGAAAAACTCCTGAACAATTTAAACAAGGTTCTAGGAATATAAATCGTGACGGAACACCACAAGAGAATATGACAAAATTAAGAATTGGTATTGTAGGACACGGATTTGTAGGTCAAGCAGTTGACTATGCATTTACCCACCCTGAAATAGAGAAGTTCTATGTTGACCCTAAACACGGCACAACAATTGATGACCTTGTAGAGTGGCAACCGCACGTATCATTTATTACTGCACCGACTCCAATGTCGGATAGTGGTTTTGTGGACGCATCTATTGTAGAGGACGCTACTCTAAAACTATTAGAACATACTGAAGGTGGTGTTGTTGTTAAATCAACAATCACTCCTGATATTGTAGACAGATTATATTCGTCTGTATTTGAAGACGATTTGAAACGATTAACTATTAACCCTGAATTCTTAACAGAGTCCAGTTCAAAAGAAGCATTCGTAAATGCAGAGTATCATATTATTGGTGGTCACCCTGACGCTTGTCAAGGTCTTGCACAACTATATGATGTTTATAGTTTATGTAATGCGACAGAGTTCTTATTCTGTTCTGGCCCTGAGGCAGCGTTTGTGAAGTATGGTGTAAATAGTTATCTTGCTATGAAAGTGACATTCTTTAACCAACTATATGATTCAATTCAAAAGTTTGGTTGTAATTATCCAACCGTTGTGAAAGCAATCGGAAGAGATAAAAGAATTGGAGTTGGTCATACACGAGTGCCTGGCTATGACAGTAAACGTGGATTTGGTGGTGCGTGTTTTCCAAAAGACACAAAAGCATTCACTTTGTTTGATACCAGCTTGACTTTAATTGACAAGTGTGTTAGTATTAACAACAATTATAGAAATGAATATGAATTAGACGAACGTGAGGAGTCAAACAATGTCAAGTATAATGGACAAGCTGAAGAAAAACAGCAAGATAAAAACAACGGAAATACTGAGTCAGAGTAAGTTTTTTACTGAAACTGATATGGTATCAACCAACGTTCCTATGGTGAACGTTGCATTAAGTGGAAGTGTTGAAGGTGGTGTCACGCCTGGCTTAACAGTCTTGGCAGGGCCGAGTAAACATTTCAAAACTTCGTTTGCATTGCTTATGGCAGGTGCATATCTAGAGAAAAAGAAAGACGCAGTTCTACTTTTTTATGACAGTGAGTTTGGTAGTCCCCAATCTTACTTTGAGCAATTTGGTATTGATACCTCAAGAGTATTACATACACCTATTGCAAATGTTGAGGAACTTAAGTTTGACTTGATTGCACAACTTGAGAACATTGACAGGGACGATAATGTGATTGTGGTCATTGATTCAATTGGTAATCTTGCGTCTAAGAAAGAATTAGAAGACGCAATTAATGAGAAATCAGTTGCAGATATGTCACGTGCAAAAGCACTCAAAGGTTTATTCAGAATGTGTACACCTTATTTGACAATGAAGAACATTCCTATGCTTGCTGTTAATCACACTTATAAGGAAATAGGTCTATTCCCTAAAGATATTGTTGGAGGTGGAACAGGTATTTACTATTCCGCAGATAACATATGGATTCTTGGACGTAGACAAAACAAAACAGGGACGGAGGTAACTGGTTATGATTTCGTTATCAATGTTGAAAAATCTAGGTATGTTAAAGAGAAGTCTAAGATACCTATTAGTGTGTCTTGGAAAGGTGGTGTTGAGCGCAATTCTGGCCTTCTGGACGTTGCTCTTGCTGGTAACTATATTGCTAAACCATCTAATGGGTGGTATTGCAAGGTTGATACAAAAACTGGAGAGTTGGTTGACCCTAAAGTAAGACTAGCAGATACATTAACAGATGAATTCTGGGAATCAATCTGGAAAGAAACAGACTTTGCAGATTTCCTAAATTCACAATACTCAATCACAAAGAAATCAATAGTGTCTATGGATGACATAGTAGATGAATGAGATTGAACAAAAGTTAAGTGAGAAAGTCCACTATGAGATTATCCCTGCGGATGACCCTCACGGTTGGAACATTAGAATACTAGAGGAGTATCCTGAAACGGTTATCTCCTTTGGTGCTATTAAATTTGAGGGAGAAGAAGAGGACGGTCAGATTAAATTTAATTTTACTATTGAATCTTCTCCTGACCCTGACCTAACAACTGAAGACTTGACTTTTCAAGAATATGTTGGTAGAATACTAGGTGCGGTTATAGACACATCTATAAATGAAGGAACAATGGTTGCGACAGACGAAAAGACTGGTGAAATGTTAGCAACCGAAGAAATGACTGAGGAGTTAAACGACTTATATAATGAATATCAATCTGGAACAGACAGTTCTGAGGAACTTACTAACGAATGAGGATTATATGCGGAAGGTTCTTCCGTTCATATCCCCTGATTATTTTGAAGGTGTATACAAAGGACTCTTTAAAGAAATAACCAAGTTCGTTGCAAAATACAACAAACTACCAAGTCTTGAATCATTCAAGATTGAAATAGATGAAAACAATTCACTAGGTGAAGAGAACTATCGTCAAGCGTTAGACCTTCTACCTAATATCTTTACTCCTGAACCTGAGAATCTTGAGTGGTTAATTGAACGCACTGAAAAGTGGTGTCAAGACCGTGCGGTATTCAATGCGGTAATGGAATCAATATCTATTATTGACGGTAAACACGCAACTATGCAGAAGAACGCAATACCTGATGTATTGAGTAAAGCATTGGGTGTTACCTTTGATACGAATATTGGACACGACTATCTTGAGAATGTAGATAATCGTTATGAGTTCTATCACGAACAAGAAGAACGTATTCCGTTTGACCTTGAATACTTTAACAAGATTACCAAAGGTGGATTACCTAACAAGACTCTGAACATTGCACTTGCAGGAACAGGTGTTGGTAAATCATTGTTTATGTGTCATATGGCAGCTTCTGGATTGTCTCAAGGTCATAATGTATTATACATTACTATGGAAATGGCAGAGGAACGTATTGCAGAACGTATTGACGCAAACTTATTGAACATACCGATTGACCAGTTAGAGAATCTATCTAAGGATATGTTTACTGATAAGGTATCACAAATTGCTGCCAAGACTCAAGGTAAACTTATTATTAAAGAATATCCTACAGGTCAAGCTAATACTGCACACTTCCGTGCATTGTTAAACGAACTAAAACTTAAGAAGAACTTTGTTCCTGAACTTATCTTTGTTGATTATCTAAACATTTGTGCCTCGTCTCGTATGAAAGGTATGGGTGGTGCAATCAACTCTTACTCTTATATCAAGAGTATTGCAGAAGAACTTCGTGGACTTGCAGTTGAGTTTAATGTTCCTATTATGTCTGCAACCCAAACAACTCGTAGTGGATACTCTAATGATGACGTTGGTCTAGAAGATACTTCAGAATCATTTGGATTACCTGCAACTGCTGACTTAATGTTTGCCTTAATCTCTAATGACGAACTAAATAGTCTTGGTAAGATTATGGTTAAACAGTTAAAGAACAGATATAACGACCCAACAAGAAACAATAGATTTACTGTCAAGGTTGACCGTTCTAAAATGCGTCTTGAAGATGACCATGACGAAGAAATGATTCCGAGTGACGACCCTGATAAAGGGTGGGACGATAAACCATTGTTTGATAAATCAAAAGAAAGTAAGTTTAAAAACTTTAAAATGGAATAATACTATGAAATGTTATGTATGTGAAACAGAATTAATTTGGGGTGGAGACCAAGATATAGACCACGAATACTACGATATGGAAACAAACCTATCGTGTCCTAATTGTGGTGCATATCATACGGTATCAATGAAAACAGATAATTTAAAATTCCGAATCATTGATGACGCAGGTGTTGATTTAGAAACAGGAAAGTATGTAGGATGACCGAGATAGTAATCAGAAATAAAGAATTACTTAATACTCTTGATGAGACTATCAATATGTTTCTGGAACATCGTGAGGTATGTGAGGAGTTATCTGATAGTTTACAAGGCGATATCCCTGTTGAAGAGTGGGAACGTTTTTGTAAAGAAGAGTATCTTCACGAAATGATTGCGAAGGGTGATGAACATTTAGGGTTTCCAGAAAAGGGATATGGTTTCCAAGTATCTCACGGTGCAAAAATGAGACCTGAAATATTTGAACCATTAAAAGAGTGGACTAAAAACGAACTACCTATGAGATTTGGTGCAAGGTCAAACTCTCTCACATCATATTACCCACCCAACGGATTTGTTGGTTGGCATACTAATTGGAATGCTCACGGATATCAAATCATTTTGACTTGGAGTGAAGAAGGTGACGGATACTTTTCTTACTATGACAGAGATAAAGACGAAATCATAACTGAACAAGATGTCAAAGGGTGGCAAGCAAGGTGGTATAGGTTTGGTCGCAAGGACGAACCCAAGCATCATTGTTGGCATACTGCGTGGACAAATTGTCCGAGATTTACTCTTGCGTTTAAGTTTCCATATAATATAGGTGGAGACGTATACGAAGACCAAGCACTCGAAGCTATTCAAGATTTTATTGAAGAATTAGAAACTGCTTGACATTAATAGTTAACTATGGTAATATTACATAATGAAAAAAATACAATACAAGTATAGTGAAGACAAGACAATTGATGCATTGAAAAAATACATCGATAGTACTTACGGTCAACACTATTCTAAAAACAAATTCCAAGCGACTGAATTTATTATTGACGGTGGTCACGGAGACGGATTCTGTATTGGTAACATAATGAAGTATGCACAAAGATATGGTAACAAGAACGGTTACAATCGTGCAGACTTAATGAAAGTATTGCACTACGCAATCATTCAGTTGCACGTCCACGACCATTACGATAGAGGTTAGTTATGATTGAAATAGGATTCTGGGGTGGAATGTTTCTGATACTCATTATGGGTGGTATGGTCTTTGTTGGACTTCATATCAACAAACCATTTCCTTGGGAACATAAGATATTTGATAAGTCTAAAATTAAATATCGTGACGGTGATAATACTTAAATTATTTAAAAAAAAAGCTTGACATTTAACTCTAATCTTGTTATAATAATAACATAATAAAGAAAGGAGTTATTATGAATACATTGAAAAAACACGGATTACTTGACAGAGACTTCCTTAGTGGATTGAGTCTGTTTCTTTTACCTATTATTATAAAGGTGGTGTCATAATGAATATTGTTGATTATTATGTTGCGGACGGTTTTTCTAAAAACGGTTCTTGCAGACAATCCCACGTCTTCACTACTTATGACAAACTTCATAATCTCTTTGGAGAACCTACTTATACAGACGCAGACCCTTATGCAAAGGTTAGTTGCGAATGGGTATTAAGAGTCAAAGTAAAAGATACTGGTGACGGATACGAAGACACTTGGTATGAAGAGGTTTCAATCTATGCGTGGAAGTATGGTAGAATTCCTCTTGAGGAAACACAATGGAACATTGGTGGATACAACTGGGAATCACAAGACTTGGTTGAATCTATAATTAATAGAGGTCTTGAACCTGAATATAGTGAGGTTGCGTAATGAGTAAAATGGGTGCATTCGTATTAGAATGTCAAACAATTGCAGAGAACAACTATAACGAACCAAAAGAACAAGTTATTGCAGAGGTTGAAAAGACCTTTGTCGGTGACAACAAGTTTCAACAATCCTATGCGAAAGAAGTCACATTGGAATATTGGAAAGAAATTCAATCAGATATGCAAAAGTATTTCTGATTGGTAATATTAACCTTAACTAAGGAACTATGAGAAAAACATTTCATAATAGGAGACCACAACGTCCTAAACCAAAAGTGTGGCCTAAAGACGGTGCAAGGCAAGTCACCGTAAGAAATGACGACTTTGATACTGCAATGAAAATTTGGAAAAAGAAAGTCAAGAAGTCAGACATTCTCTTTGATTTAAAGAAGAAGGAATTCTACGAAACAAGAAGAGAAAGAGAACGTGCGACTAAACTTAAAGCTATCAGAAGAGTCAAAAAGAAACAAATGAAAGACCTTGAACTTGAACACCAAATGAAGTTCAGATATAGGTAACATTTCTGTCATATATTTGACACATAATTGACACATAACTGTAATAACTCGTATAAATATAAATAAGGAGGAAATATAGTTATGTTACAATTTTGGAAAAGTTTTAATAAACTAATGAAGTCTGGTAGACTTAATAAGGTAGTAAAGGTATGTTATGAAAAAGAAACAGAAACGAGTAAAGTCTCGTCACGGAAAATTGCTGTTTGACAACGACAGTCCCTTTAAACAAAAGGTAGTACCTGATAAAACCAAGTACAACCGAAGAAAGAATCCCTGCAAAGACAGGGATTTTTTTTGTCTTATAGACCCCTTTTTATATAAATAACAGCATAATGGAAGAAGTCTTTAACTTAATAGGTGAGGTCGGTGTACCAATCGCTATGGCGTTGGTAATGGGTTTTTTTATATTCGTTGTTATTAAACAAATATTTGAAGGTATAGTTGACTCAATAAAAACACTTACAATGTTTTGTGAATCTTTAGAGAATCGTGCAAGAACAATGTCTAACGAAATGATTAAGATTGATATGTTAGTGTCAAGTGCGTTAGAGTTAAGACCTGATATAGAGAGAGTTGCACGTGCAGAAAACTTTATAGAAGACGGTAAACTAGACGTAAGAAGAGATTAATGAATATAGTTCAACTTATTACCGATTACGGTTTCCCAGTTGTTATGATGGTTGGACTAGGATATTTCGTGTATTATGTGTGGTGGTTTATCGGAGAAAAGATAGAACCTGAGATTGAGAAAATGCATATTGCATTGATAAGAGTAATAGACCAGACTAGAATGTTAGACCAAGATTTAATTAGATTAAAAGAAAAGGTTGACGTAGTTCTGGAATATCGTGAAAACGAAAAGAAAAGAGGTAAGAAATGAAGAAATTTTGGACAGAAGATAAAGTTTTATCTGCACTACTAATAGGTTTTTTTTGTTTAATAATATTCGGTCAGGTTCAAGCTGCACCGATTGAACATAAATTTAAATCACCTTCCTTTAATGGAATCAATACTAGTTCTCATTATCTTACAATTGAAAACCAAGAGTTCTCAAGAAAGAAAGCATTAAAGCAAGAGATAAAAGAACTAAAGGAACAAATGGAAAGGGACGCAGAGAATACTACCCTCGCAAAATTTATTCGTAATGTAGAAAGTAGAATCTACTCAACACTCTCAAGACAGATTGTTGATAGTATGTTTGGTGAGAATCCAAGCGATACAGGTTCATTTAATATAGAAGGAACTGGAATATCATACGTCAGAATTGGCGATAGTGTGGAGTTAACAATTACAGATGAAAACGGAAATGTTACGGTTATTACAATTCCTCTTGGTAATTTCGGTATCTAGTTGCGCTTCTATTGGCGGAGGTCAATTTGAAATACCAAAGCAAGAACCACCAGAGGTACAGTTAACATTAATCCAAAAAGAACTGATTAATGTTTTACCACCTGTAAGGAAACCGACTGTAGCTGTATATCAGTTTACAGACCAAACAGGACAGAAGAAACAGAATAGTAGTGGAGGAACTTCATTTAGTTCTGCCGTCACTCAAGCACCTTCAGTATATCTGATTCGTGCATTGAAACGAGCGTCTAATGGAGAATTTTTCCGAGTGGTTGACCGTCAGGTGCTTGATTTTGTCACAAGAGAGAGACAACTGATTCGTCAAACACGACAATCTTATGAGGGTAATGACTCTCAGAAGTTACCTGCATTAACCTTTGCAGGTATGATTATTGCAGGAGGTGTCGTAGGTTACGATACTTCTGTAAAATCTGGAGGTGCAGGTGCCAGATATCTAGGTATCGGTAGTTCACAATCTTATAGTATAGACACGGTGACCGTTGATATAAGACTCGTGTCAGTTGCGACAGGCGAAGTTTTACTTGATGTGATAACAAGTAAGACCATACTTTCCCAAGGTTTAAGTGGGGACGTATTTAGATTTATAGAGCAGGGGACAGAACTGGTTGAAATAGAATCAGGAATGGCCACTAACGAGAGTGTATCAATTGCTACACAACGTGCAATTGAAACTGGTGTACTAGAATTAATTCTGAGAGGAAGTGATTTAGGATTCTGGACACTAAACGGAGAATAAACAAAATGAACATAAAGAGTTCAATTTTTGCTATGATTTTCTTTATGACGACTTTTGCTATTGCTGATAATGAAATTTATATAGACCAAGTGGGTGCAGGTGCTGATATTGATATTAAACAAGACGGTTCTGGAAACAAATTAGGTGGGTCTACTTCAGACTCAACTAAGTTCGTGTTAGACGGTTTGAATTTAAATTTTAATGCTCAAATGATTGGAAGTAGTAATACTTTAATCGGTAGTCTATATGGTGACAGTATTAATTTTGATTTAGACATTGACGGTTCTACTAACGACATATTGTTTGACGTAGATAAAGACGATACATATGGTGCTGGCACTGGCGACTATGTAATTGATATTACTGGTGGTAATAACGATTTAGATTTTGATATTGCTTCAAACGATGCCGCTACTGGTCTAGATTTAGATTACATACTAAACGGTGACTTTAATGTTAGTGATATTAACATTGACGCATCTAGTTTAACCTTTAATGTAGATATGGACGGTGATAACACTAATTTATTGTATAATGCATCAGGTTATGACGGACATAATTTTGTAATGACTGGTGTGGGTGATTACTGGGATATCCAAGTAAATCAAACATCAACTTTACAAGCGGACTCGTTGGAGATAGATTATAGTGGTTCAGGAACAAGCACGACAGATGCAACTATATGCATTACTCAGTCTGATTCTGGTACTGCCACAACTTGCCCATAGTGATGTTGGTGAAGTAGATAAAGCAGTAGGTTGGAGACAGATTGTCCGTGACTTGGATAAGATAGAACCAAATCAAGGACAAGGAGTAATATCTAAAGATGACCTTCGAACAGGTGAGGGTCGCCTACAGGTACGCTTTGTTGACGATAGTAAACTGAGAATGACAGAACATACACGTATCGTAATTGATAACGTGGTGTTTGACGAAGACCCAAGTAAATCAGACTTGGCGATGACATTCGCTCAGGGAACTGCAAGATTTATATCTGGAGAACTTGGAAAGGTCGATAAAGAAAATATCAGACTCAAGACTCCGACAGCATCAATTGGTATTCGTGGAACGGATTTCACGGTAACTGTTGATGAATTTGGAAAAACATTGGTGGTACTTCTCCCAGACGTAAACGGAATTTCGTCTGGTGAGATTATAGTTTCTACTGCAACAGGTGAAGTAGTACTCAATAAACCCTTTGAGTCTACCACAACTTCGGTTGCAGAAACACCACCGAGTGCTCCAGCAATTTTAGATTTGACTTTGGATATGTTGAACAACATTATGATTATTAATCCTCCAAGGAAAAAACAAACTGAAGAAGAGTTCTATTCAAGTGTAAGTGCTTCTAAAAATATCAATCCTTTAGACATTGATTTTTTAGACGAAGACTTATTGGCAGAAGAAGAACTTGAAAAAGATTATCTTGAATATACTGAGTTAGATATAAACTATCTTGATGTTGACCTATTGGAAGACTTACTGGATAGTTTTGATACTCTAGGAGAAGAGTTTCTCCGAGAACAAAAGACCGTAACTTCATTATCTCTTGAAGGTACTGAAGAAGGATTCGATACGGTGACTCAAGTTGCGACCATTGTAGAAGGTGATAAGGTTAATCTATCTAGAAACGTTAGTGATATTGTAGAGATATCAGTTGATAGAAATGCAGAGACTCTTATCAATTTAGAACAAGACGGAAAAGAACTTGACCCAATCAAAGTAAATGGTCAAGACACAACTATAACTATAGTACAATGAAAACTTGGCACGTCCTTATCACTTTGGGGTTAATGGTAGGACTTAGATTAATTGACCCATTTCTATTAGAGAGTGCAAGACTCTCGTTCTTTGATTCTCTTCAAAGAAGTCAAGAGACTCAGATATCAGAACAAATCGTATTAGTAGACATTGACGAAAAGACTTTAGATAAGTTTGGTCAATATCCTATTCCTCGAAAGGTAATGGCAGACGAGATTGACAAAATTGATGATAGTATAATCGCATTTAATATCTTGTTTTCAGAAGAAGACCGATTAGGTGGTGACGAATACTTTGCAGATATCCTATCTTGGAAACAAGCAATCATTGCTATCGCACCGTCCAATAGAACTAATACTGATTATAGACCACCTCGTATCGGAACTGCAACCTTTGGTGAAAGGGACGCAGAAGATTTCCGTCCAGAACTGCCTGGCTTATTGTTTGCACAACCAATCATACACGACAATGTATTTGGTTATGGAACGATATCTTCTACCCAAGACATTGACGGTATTGTTAGAAGACAACCATTATTAGAATACTTTGACGGTAGATTATATCCTGCGTTTGGATTAGATGTCCTCAGAGTAGCGGCAGGTGATATTTCTTATCAGATATCTACAGACGATTATGGTATTCAGTTTGTTCGTATACCCAAGTTCAAACCTATCACGACTGATACCAAAGGTAATGTTACTATCGCATACTGGAACGAGTTTAAAAGATATTCGTTTACAGAATTAGAACAAATACCTAGAGGTTCAATCGCAATTGTGGGTGCAACCTTTGAAGGTTCTAATGTAGTATCTACACCTGTAGGGTCAATGTATCCTCACGATATACAAGCAAATATAATTAAGACTATGATTGACGGAGTTGTTTTAAAACGACCAGACGAGTTTATGTTCTATGAACTATTACTAAGTGTCATACTTTCAGTCATACTTATTCTTTTTATAACCTATGCACCAATAGTCGTATCTGGTATGACGTTTAGTGTCATACTCGGTGGATTATATTACTTTGCAAATGATGTATTCTCAACTTACTATTATATGGTTGACCCTGTATTCCCTATATTAACATTAGTAGTAATATTTGCACACGGTTCGTTTGTTCAGTTCTATACTCAGTTTAAACAAAAACAAATGATTAAAGGTCAGTTCGGAACTTACCTATCTCCTGATATGGTTGATATGTTAGCAAAAGACCCAAGTCTTATGAAGTTAGGTGGTGAGAGAAAAGAAATGACATTCTTGTTTATGGATATATGCGGATTCACTCCTATCTCAGAACACTATAAAAACAATAACGACCCTGAAGGATTAGTTGAACTTATTAATAACTATCTCAATGAAATGACAAAAATCATTCTTGACCACGGTGGTTGTATTGACAAATATATGGGTGACTGTATTATGGCATTCTGGAATGCACCGTTACCTTGTGAGAATCACGCAGAAATGGCAGTCAAAGCTTCCATTCAAATAGAACAAAAGACTAACGAACTAAGAAAACATTATGAAGAACTTGGTTTACCTCCAATTAATGTAGGTACAGGAATCAATACTGGTGACTGTATTGTAGGTAATATGGGAAGTGAAACAAGATTTGATTACTCGGTGATAGGTGACGCAGTTAACCTTGCCGCCAGACTCGAAGCAACTGCCGCTCGTGGTGATTATATAGACCACAAAACAATCTACTCTTCATATACTATGGAGAAACTTACTGATATCAAATCTGAACCCATTGGTCAGATAAAGGTTAAGGGTAAAGAAGAGTTGATTGACATATATACCTTCCAAAAATAATTTAATTAATTTCAAAAAAACTGTTGACATTTCTTGTTCTTGTTGTTATAATAAGTGTATATTATGAAAAAGGAGAAAGAAATGAAAAACGGTTTAATCGGAACTCATATTGCAACTGGTATCCCTGTTGAGTTAATACTTAACGCAAAGGAAATGCAACTTGCAATGACCAAAGAAAACATTAACGAATGTTGGGAACTAATGAATGACGCAGTTTTCAAAAGAACTGGTGTCAAAGTAATTGGTGAAGTTGAAATAGAACACATCGTAGTGGACGGTGTGAAAAAAGTATTCCATTAAGAAAGGAGATTTATTATGGGAATAACAGTAGATATTTATAAAAGAGATATGTCGGACTCGTTCCTTGGGAACGTAGACTGCACTAACGGAGGTGAATCCTCCTACTCAAAAGGTTTTACAGTGATAAACTGCGAAGGCCCTTTTGAACCAAATGACGACTACCCACCTGCGGAACTCGTAATGAAAGAACCTATCGGTGGTAGGAAATGTCTAAGACTAGTTCCAGTCTCTAAAAAAGACAAGTGGACTAGTTTCGGTGGAAACTATGCGACCACTTCTGACTCAAGGTTTTCAAGACTTTGTGACGAACTGATAGGAGGAAACTTCTATGGTGCGGTTGCAGTTCACGATAGGGTTGAATAATGAAGGGTTATAAAAAAGGTACTCTGTTACAGGAGTACTTCTTGAACCCCCACTTCAAACCTACGAAGAAGGAAAAGAAGGAATTAGAAACTTTTTTTCAAAATAAGGTAAATAAGTCTTGACATTTCTTGTCGGACTTGTTATTATAACAACTTAATATCAAATGAAAGGAAAATATTATGATAAGTGAAAAACTACAAAAGGAACTCTTCAACCTTAACTCAATATCTGAGTTGAATGAAGTAATTGCATTCGCAAGGAATGTAATTGAAATGAAAGCAAAATCTGAAATCTCTGAAGGGAGTGAAGTTTTTGTGGTACAAAAGACCAAGAAAACTCTTGGTATCGTTGAAAAAGTGAACGTTAAAAAAGCAATCGTGAATATGAACGGTTCTAGATACAACGTTCCATTAACTATGTTGGAGGTGGCGTAATGTCTCACGAAGTAGAAATGGTAAATGGTGTTGCACAAATGGCATATGCAGGTGAAACACCGTGGCACGGTTTGGGAACAAAGGTCGCACCTGACCTATCCCCAAATCAAATTATGGAAAAAGCAGGACTTGACTGGGAAGTTAGAAAAGAATCTATGACAACCCATTCTGGTGCATACATTACAGGTAAGAAAGCACTTGTAAGGTCTGCGGACAATAAAGTCTTGGACGTTATCGGTGATAACTGGAATCCTGTTCAGAACAAGGAAGCTTTTGAGTTTTTCTCAGAGTATTGTCTTGCAGGTGATATGGAAATGCATACCGCAGGTTCACTGAAAGGTGGTCAAATGGTATGGGCACTTGCAAAAGTCAAGGAATCTTTTGATATCCTTGGTGGTGACCAAGTGGATTCATATCTCTTGTTCTCTAATCCTCATATGTATGGTAAATCAATTGACGTTAGATTTACTCCAATAAGAGTAGTATGTAATAATACTTTATCTTTATCGTTGAATCAAAATGTCGCAAACTCTGTATCCCTATCTCATAGGACTGCATTTAATCCTGATTCTGTAAAAGAAACTCTAGGTATTGCACACGAGAAGTTTGCACAATACAAAGAAACTGCACAATTCCTTGCGTCTAAAAGGTTTACCGCAGAATCATTGATTCAATACTATAACGAAGTTTTCCCAAGAACATACAAAGGTAAGAACGAAGTTAATGTTAAGACTTTTGAAGACTTGACTAACAACGGTCAACTTGCGTATTCCTTCTTGGAAACACAACCTGGCGCTAACTTTGGTGAAGGGTCTTGGTGGTCTGCACTAAATAGTGTAACATATCTTACTGACCATAAAATGGGAAGAGAGACTGATTCAAGGTTGACTTCTGCGTGGTTTGGTGCTAACCAAAGTAGGAAAAACAAAGCAGTTGAAAAAGCGGTGGAATATGCACTTGCTTCATAGACTGAAGAACTGGTTCAGTAGGGTACTTGGATACCCTACTGACGATATTGATTATGAGTCTTGTCTCGGAGAAGAGTCAAGACCTTATTATTACACGGAGAAACAAAGTGGAAAAGAATGACGTAGTTGCAGTTATGTGCAACAGTGGTGAATATGTGGGTAAATATGAAAGTGAAGACGATACTGTAGTCACTCTTAAAGACCCAAGAATGGTAGTAAGTACCCAAGAGGGTATGGGATTTGCACACGGTATTTGTGTTACAGGTGAATCAGACGTATCTACAGTGGATATATATAAATCCAGTATATGTTTTGTGACTAAGGTCAATGAAGACCTACGCAAGGCATACGTAAAAAATACAAGTGGATTAATAGTATGATAACAATATATGGAAAAGATAATTGTCCTTATTGCGATAAGGCAAAATCGTTGTGTGAACGAATCGGTGAAGAGTATGAATACAAACTACTCGGAACTGATTTTACTGGACAGGAAATGATGGAAACATTTCCAACCGCAAGAACCTTTCCACAAATCATTGTTGACGGAAACAAGATTGGTGGATATACTGACTTAGAAGAACTAGTAAAAACGGAGTATTAAATGCTATCAGTAGGAGATAAGTTCCCTGCATACTCACTACAGGGAATCAATGAAAAAAATGAATTTGTGAGAGTAACTGTAGAAGAAAATTATCAACCACTCAAACACGATTGGTCGGTAGTTTACTTTTATCCAAAGGACTTTACCTTAATCTGTCCAACAGAGATTGCAGGGTTTGACGAATTAGTTGAACACGCAAACGTAGTTGGTATTAGTGGTGATAACGAGTTCTGTAAATTAGCGTGGAAAAAAGAAAATGAACTGATTGGAAATATCAGACATACACTTGCAGCTGATTGCGGACTAGGTTTATCTCACGCATTAGGTATCGTTAATGAAGAGGAAGGTGTATGTTATCGTGCAACCTTTATCTTTGACAAAAATAGAGTCATTCAACACGTATCAATCAATGCATTAGATACAGGAAGAAACCATAAAGAAGTTCTCAGAACTCTTCAAGGTTTACAGTCTGGTGGTCTAACTGGTTGTGGTTGGGAAGACGGTGAGGATTTTGTCGCCTAAAAGAATCCTTTGCATAGATTATGGGTTGTGTAATTTTCACAACCTATTATCTTTAGTTCAAGACGGACATAGAGTTTATCTAGTCAACGCTTACGAAAAGAATCCCAGAAAGTATTTTGAATCTCTGGGTATAAAAATTCTTCAAGGTGAGATTGCTTCTAGAGAAAGTAAACTTCTAGAGTGGTTGAATCAATCAGATATTGATATCGTTCTTATGACTAGTCCAACTAGAGTAGGAAGTTTAGAACGAATCTCTAAACGTGTTGGTAAGGTTATTGGTTTAAACGAAGAGAGTGCTAAACTAGAAACTCATAAACTATTTCTTAGAAACGAAGTAGAAGGATTGGGTATCAATGTTCCAAAACTTTTAAAGAGACCTACAGCACCTTGTGTTGTTAAACCTGTCACTACTTATGAAAAGGTTGACCACGCACAACTTTGTTTAACCCAAGAAGACATTGACAAACTTGATACGTTTGAATATTTTGTAGAAGAGTTCATACCTGATAACATTGAAACCAATGTTGCCTATGCAATGTCTGGTGGTAAATGGTCTATTATGCATACTCAAGAAGTTATTGGAGAAGACGTTGCAAAACACTCTGGTAATTTTGTTCATTGGACAAAGACTTCTAGTTTTGCAAAACTATCAAAAAAGAATGAGAAACTCGCACTTAAGAATGCAGAGATATTCTTAGACTGGGCTTCTCAGTTTGGTGGAGACTATGTTGGTCAATTGACAGGTTTGATTAAAGACGGTGAATGGTATTTTTGTGAAAACAATGTAAGACCTGAACAGAGTAATAGTTTACCTTACTTCATATCTGGTAATGAATGGTTAGAAGGTATGAGTGGTAATCCTGATATCATAGGTAATGCATTTCCGAATGACGTAAACAAAATGATTGTTATGCCTGACGAACCTGATTCAGTATATCCGTTTCATTTACACGTCAAATATGGAGTTGCAATTCCTTGCGGATTAGATATACTGGGTGGAGAATACCGAGTATCTACTATGTTTAGGAATAGGTCGGACGACCAACGTATCGGAATCGTAATATGCGACAAGGAAATACC